GCACGACCAATGTTAAATGTAGTCTCTGTCTCTAATCTTGAGTTAGGAACGTTGAGTGATTTGTATAATTTCTTCTGGAAGTACTTGACATCCTCAAGTTCTCCAAGATTTTGTCCACCTGGGAGCGTAGAGATTTCAGTTCCTCTACCGCCTTCCCTTCTTGGTAGCCAGAAGTCCTCAAGCATCGACATGAACTTCTTGTCATCTTTAATTTCTCCTGTGTTTGCATCGTATACAAGTTTATTCCTGTAACGACCCATTACTTCACGAAGATATTGTTCCGCTTTATTCTTAGGAAGGTTACCTACATCGATATAGAAAATTCTTCTTTCTGGTGCTCTTGATAATCTGTAGATAACAAGAGAGTCTTCAATCATTCTTAACTGATTGACTGCCTTAATTGCTTTATGTAAATGAGACAAGACCATGTTCTTGTTAAGGTCTTGAATACCAGAGTGACAATATGTCACAGAATCAGGAGCAATCCTCATACCTTGATTGGTACTATTCTTCAATCCCTTTGGATTGTATAAGAAATAGGATGCTGATTTCTGTGTAAGTTGGGTATTAAGATCAACACCTCTTAACTCACCAGGTTTCTTTTCCTCATACTCAGTAACTTTACGAATCTTACGTGGGTCGATATATCTAAGTTCGATCATTCCACCTCTAGGGTTTTTAGGATCGATTACCTTATGATAAAAAAGTCTCCCATCAACATACCATCGACGGAAGATTTCGTAAGATCTATTATCAAAATCAAGAAGACGTAGGATTTCATCGAACTCCTCACGAATTAACTTCTTAATTTTTTCTGATTGCTTTAGATTTGATAGCTCTACTGCTATAGGAACATCATCAAAATTACCACAGATAGTCTCGTTAACTACATCATCAACTGCACTATCACATTCTGGTTGTAAAACCATCTCTCTATAACGAGTGATGAGTTCATAATCATTCCGAACCGTACCATCAAAATCAACAGAATAACCATAGTAACCACCGCCTACGATAGGTTGTGATCCATCTAGACTATCCTTTTGAACAAAAGAAGGCCCCTTGGGAACCTTCTTTGCCCTCTCTAAACTAAATCCAAAGAGTTGCGACATTATTTAAAACTTATTGTTCCTTCTACTATTTAGACGAGTTTCAAAACCCTAGTCATCTAGAGCTACAGGTTCCCAGTATTGGACTTGTAGTTCTACTGTAAACTCTTCAATAGCATCGTTGTTACCGAAGTCTAAATCTATAGCAGCAAGGTTACTTGGGAAAGCATTCACAAACTTATACTTTCTAATTCCTTTATGACCTGATGTACCACCATCACCTGATCCACCATCACTCCTAGCATCTCTTGCTAATTGAGTTACATACATATCAGCAAAATAATTTAATTTGTCAGCACTAGCATCAGCATTACTTCCAGCAGACCATGTAGTATAGTTCTCATTGTATGCCTGAATTTTTTGAAGCCAAACTTCAAAGGCATTTCTCAATACAAATCCAGTATCATTCTGTACTGTGATTGTCCATGGCTCAAATGTTCTATCTCCAGCAATCTTAAGAACACGACCTCTGAAAGGAACTTCAACAATACCTATTTGAGATGATGGTAAATTTGCTGCTCTAACTAGCAGATTACCTTGTTCTTTAAGTGATGCAGCACTTGAATTATTGTCAGTACTATTAGTACCAGTAACGAATGATGGAAAATTTAAATCAACCTGGAACAAATTAGGACGGGCAAAATCTGCACCTACCTTTGCTTTGAACTGGTCAATAGAACCTATTGCTCCCATGATAGAAAATCCTTGAATTACGTAGTCCTTTATATTTATTATTATTAATATTTTTAGACAAAAAAATAGCGGAGATTTCTCCGCTATTTTGAATCCATCTCGAACTCAGAATTATTTAGTTAGCTACTTCACCGAAACTTACTCCAGTACGTGTAGCAACAAATGTTAGAGTAATGTAATTGATTGTGCGTGTTGGCTTCACATAGATCTCTGCATAGAACTCTCCACGATCAACTGCATCTGGAGGGTTGTTAGATGCATCACACTTAACTAAGAAGTCAGTTACACCACGACGACCTTGTACATCTCTCATGTATGGCTCAACGATGTTGAGGAATAAACCTCTTTGTGCTTCATCGTTTTGCTCGAAGAGTTGTGACTTAGCAGCACCAGAGATTACTCTCTCAATTGTTAAGAACAAACGACGAACGTTAATTCTATCGAATGCACTAGCAAATGATTGTGCAGTCTTATCTCCGTAAAGGATGATTCCTTGTCCAGGGAATGCAACTATTGGATTAATCCTTGAACTGTATAGTGTGTCACGCTGAGTCTTATTAGGTGTGTATGCAAGTTTAATTGCATTTCTTATACCACCACGTTGGAAACCAGCAGGTGAGAACCAAGGTTCTGCAACTTCTGTTGTCTGTAAGCAAAGTCCAGCAATGTCTCCGTTACATGGGATATAGCGGTATACATCATTGTACTTGTCATACATGTACTTATATCCACTATCAAATGCGACATAAGAAGAACTTGGAAGTTGATCAAAGAAATCAACAATGTTTGATGTTGCAGTTGTTTTGTTTGCTACACCAACAACGTTTGCTCTACGTGGAGAAACGAATAGCATGCAATCTCTACGCTCTTCAACTATATTAACAAGTGCTGTAACCTTAGCAATAGCAGCAGCATCATCAGCACCAGAAGGACCAGTAAGGATGAAGTCGATTGTTTGTGACTCAGGGTCAGAAACTAAATCATATGCACTAGAGACATCAGAGTTACCAACTGAATAACTTGTTCCAGCAACTGTGTAATCAGCACCATCTGCTAAACGATAGTACCAAGTTGAGTTGTTCTTAGATCCAAGTGTTGTTGAACCAGCAGGATAGTCAGTAGTACCACCAGATGAACGTAGTAAGTTAAACTGACGGCCAGCAACAGTTTGTCCGAAGTTACCATCGGAAGCAGTACCAGTTGCAGCAAATCCTGTTGCTTCGTGTGATCCCCAATAAATGTAACTAGAACGCTGTTTGAGTACAGTTGGATAGTAATTAACTTCACCAACTGAAGTCTTAGCATCACTTCCTTTAGATAGACCAATAAATCTTTCAAGGACTGAACCAGCATTTCCTGTGATCTTACCGTCAATATCAACTACAAGAATATGTAATTCGTCACGGTATCCACCAGCAGCAGATGCATATCCAGAAGTACCTGGACGTGGAGCAACATTAACCCACTTAAATCCAGGAAGATATTCACGCTCTGCATACTCACCACGAACTGAAGTTACAACAACTGCAGTAGAGTTTGTATCCTGAACACTATCAGAAGCAGCGAAAGATATGCTATCTTTATCTAAACCAATATATAAACGACGCTCGATACCACTTGATGCAATTGCAGCACTATTAGTTCCCTGAGTAATTGCTTGTGTATCAGCAAGTATACCAGTAACACCACCACCAGGAAGTCCAATTTCTAATTTCTTAGTAGTTGAATCCCAAGCAAGAACATTAACAGTCTCGTTTGAACCACCAATATTAATAGTTGTTGTAGCACCAGGAGTAAATGAACCGACAAGAGTATCAACTGTTAAAACTATGCTGTACTTAAATACTTTACCAGCAGCACCAGAGGTAGCAGATAAAGCTTCGTCAGCAACAAACTCATGCTCGTTACCTGAACCAGGAGCAGGTAAAACTGCAATCTGATCAGCACCAGCGTCTGTTACAAATATTCCTATCGAGTTTCCTTTACTACCAGCAGTTCTAGCAGCGAACTCCCAGTTGTTTGCAGCATCTTCAAATGTAGATTCGTATTCATCAAGATTTTTAATAAGAGGAGCTGTTCCAGCATTAACTCCGTTCTTCAATGCAGTTGAAGAAATTCTAATTGCTTTAAGAGTACCACCATAAGCAAGATACTGTGATGCAGTAAACCAGTACTCATAGTTGTATTCGTTTGGTTCTCCGAATAATTCTACTAATCCTTTTTCTGTTGCAACATCTACTACTTCCTCAACAGGACCTAATTCAAAAGGAGCTGCTAGTACACCTACGTTTGCTGTCGAAAGGCTGGTGATGGTCGTCAGGTCTCTTTCCTGTATGACTACACCTGGCGATGATTGATTGGCTGCCATGTTTATAAACTCCGATGAATATCCCGATAGCGGTTAACTAAGATTATTTATATTTTTGAATCTTCACCTAAAGTCTAACATATGCTGAACATCTCCATATTCCGCAATCTCCCATCTCTCTCCTTGAGCATCTACAATAATATCTTCCTCTTGCCCATCATTAATAAAACCAAATGGAGCCATATCTTGTTCTATAGAATCTCTTTGATCCGCATATATTCTAGCTCTAACATCATTATCATGCATCTCCTTAAAGTACTCTTGCATAGCCATCCACGCAAACATTACCAAACACATAGCAAGGTCATCATGACATCCATCTTCTGCTTGGAATGATTGTCCTTTTTGAATGAATGTAGTTAGTTCTGCAATAGTATCGTAATCCTTAATGATTAATTTATCATCTTCTATTAACGCTTTGAGGTTAGAACAACCAACTTGTTTAACAGCAGTACTCATCTTAACACCAAGTTGTGTCTTCTTACCTGAGAACCCTTGTCCTAGTTGTTGCCCTGCTCTTCCTCTCATAGCAGCCATTAGTAGATTCTCATATTCCAAATCGTACTGAATGATATCTGCTACCTGTCCTCCAATATCATTTACCTCACATAATATGTAAGCACCATTATAGTTCTTAGCTACATCAACTATAATGTTGGGTAATATAATAGGTTTAATTTCATTATTTTTATATCTCGCAACTAAAGTATACGGTAATGTAGTTGTATCCATGACACAAAACGCAGAGTAATCCCCACCAATACCACGTGATACATCAACAGTAACAATATAATTATGCTCCTCTTTAACATCTTCATATACTGCCAAACCTCTATTTTGTTTAATAGGATCATCGTATGGCATGATCCTTAATTTACTAGGAGAGATTAAAGTATCAACTGATCCTAAGAACTCACAATCAAACTCAACTCTAAACTGTTGTTCAGAAGTATTTCTAATAGTTTGTTCTTTCCATACTTCATCCCTACCAGGAACCTGAGACCAATGAACTTCTGTAGGAATATATTCGTTTGCTTTACGCTCCGCATCATGCCAGAGTTTGTAAAACATATTCATCCCATGAGGGGTAGAAATAATAATAACTTTTGTTTTTTTACCAGAAGATATAGTAGGATACACAGAACTAAAAAACTGCTCTGCAATATGATTCGGAACGAATGCGAATTCGTCCAAAAATATAATGTTAAAGGACATGCCCCGAACAGCACTAGCAGAAGTAGAAGCAGCCAAGATCTTACTTCCGTTTTCCAACTCCAGACTCCCTTTGTTCCATCCGACAATACCCTGTTGCATCCATTTTGGGAGATTCTCATAAGAAAGTTGTAGGCGACCCAACATTTCTCTTGCAGTGGCTGCTTTGTTTGCGAGGATTGCGACATTTACATTATCATTAAAGAGTACATACCATAGTAGATATGCGGTTACAATTGTAGATTTACCAGACTGTCTAGGTAGTTTAGCGATATTAAATCTATGTTCATGAAACCTTTCTACCATGTCTTCTTGAAAGTCGTACATGGTAAAAGGTATTATACCTTCATCAAGAGATACAATTCTAATATACTCTCTTATAAAGTATACAGGATTAGTGGAGCACTTAACAAACTCCTTAACATCATCTTGACTAAAGTCATAGGCAACATTAGCCTTCTTAAGATTAGGATTACCTAGATAAATTTCTGCCTGCTTGCTCATATTCCTCTGTCGGTATTAACCAGTCAGCATATAAACGTCTGCCTGTTCTACCTTTTGAATCTATGTATGTTTGATTAAGACTCGACCAATGTCCCAAACGTTCTCCTAATCTCACGTAGAGACTCAAAATCTTTCTGTTTAGTCCCACCATCATATTCCCAAGCATAACCCTCCGTAATCATTTGTTCGTTGAGTGACAACTCTGCGTCGCCAAGGTATAGCCAACCCAAAAGCCTACCATACTTGCCGACCCCACCATGAAGCTCAGTCCTAATAACCAAGTCGTCATCACCTTCAATAGCAGATTCGAGCTTACCTTTAAGCCAGTTTGTTGCGTCGATTCCAAGTGCTTTTTCCTCTAGATCTCTAGTACGTTTCTCTGGAGTATCAACACCAGCTATACGCACTCTTTCTTTTTTATATAGATCAAAACCAAGGTCAATAGTAACGTCAATGGTATCACCATCAAGTACTTTCACTATCTCTATCACTCGAAAATTGTAGCAGCTCTTCCTGCTTGGTGGTGTCATCGCTCCCATTTGGCCAAAACTCATCGTACTTAAATATGTAGTAGATTACTATACCTACTGCAACAAGTAAGATAGCAATCATTATATTAACTGAATGTACTACTTCACTCATGATACTTTTGTGCTAGATGCTGCTTCGGCTGAATCTGGATGATCTAACAACCACTGATTATAGTAAAATCCAGACCCCTCTGGATATATGTATTGTCCATTCTCATCAAACTTACCTGACTTATCTGCTATCCTCGTCTCCTTTGATGGGTATGTAGGGTAAGGTCTCTTCCCTGCTCTCATCTCATTACCTTTCCGTCTCCTCATCTGATTACCAGTCTCATGATCTTCAGGCATAGTAGGCCAAGAAGATCCTAAGATCCTTTTAATATCTTCTTTGGTGTAACCTTTCATTACTTACCACCTTTCATCTTATCAATCACTTTTTTACCATCCTCAATACCTCTTTCTTTTATTATTTTCCAAATATAATTTTTAAAGGACCACGATACCATAGTAAGTAATATTATACCAAGTGTTGTTAGTTCAAATTGAGCACCTTTATGTGCTGCATACGAACCTAACATAACTTCCGAATAAGTATCATGGCAACCAGATAAGTAATAATCATCGTGTCTTATTGGTCCAAGGAATTGTCCTTGGGGATTATTCATATCATCATCAGGATAAAACTCCCAGTTCTCTTCACCAACTGTTTGCAATCCTTCTCTCCATCCACGTAAATCATTATCCTCTGGTGTTACAGCAGCATTAGTTGCTTTACCATTACGATCTTGTTGAAATATTTTTAAAGGATCTTTCTCTTTATTATCAGTATGTTTCTCTTCACACTCTAAAAACTGATGAAGACGTTCATGTTCACGAACTCTTCCAATATATTCTTCTATATCTGGTTCTTCAAATTTAGTTCTAAAGAAAGGAGTTTCTATCTGTGGTAAATTATCTATTATAGCTTCCTTACCAACCTCAAAAACATTACCCCATCCACGAACAACTCCGTCCTCATCCGCTTGTGTAGGTATACCCATTACTTAGGAACCTCTTGCCTATAATCACCTGGGTTTGTTGATCTAACAACTCCTCCTGTTGATTTGGGAAGCATCTCTGCTAATGCACTACGAACTTCTTCTCTTACTATGAGTTGAAGTTCTGATTGTTTTGCCTTAACTCTTTTCTCAGGTCCACCAGTTGCCTGATCGATTGCATAATTACCACCCATGAAAGTACCACCACCTATTACAGCGACGGCAGTTCCTGTTGATGTTATTTTTTGTAAGTCCACTAGAAAGGCATGCCTGGAACAGGAAGTCCTAAACCACCAGAATCTGAAGCAGGAAGACCCACATCACCAGTAAGAGCACCACCTATAGCACCACCACCCATATTACTCATTACCGATTCTATAGCTTCTTTTTTAAGATTCTCAATGATTGCATCTTTGTTTATATAAACGTATGATCCTACGCCTATAATACCAGCGAGTGTTACTCCTGATGCAATACTAATCACATTAGCAATAGTATTAAAACTAAATTTTGATTTACAAGACATGATTTTAAAGTTTGTAAGGTTTATCGTCAGTGGTAATTTTAAGAGGTGCTTGTTCAACACGAATTGTTTGAACAGGACCAGCAGGAGCTTTTGCTATGATAGCTTCAATATCTTTAGCAGTTACAGGAGGAGGACCACCATTACCACCATTACCATTACCATTCATCTTCATAGTGCCATCACCCTTCTTAGATGCGGTTTGAATCCCAAAGCTAGCTAAAACTCCTGTAAAAACCGAAGCAATAAAAGTTGGATCGATTTTCTGTTGTGGTACACCTGGAATCGCCACATAATTAAGAGTCAATATTCCTCCTGACCAGGCAAGAACCGTAATTCGCACAAAAGTGGAGATGATTGCTGCTTGTTCATCAGCATCTGGTAGTATAGCATCCTTTACTTTACCAAAGACACCTCTTTTCTTTTCCTCTTCAGGATGTTCTTCTTCTACTACTTCTTCTTTTACTTCTTCAGCCATTAGGGTAAAGCAACTACCCTATTTAGAATTGAGGAACTCCTAAACCAGCAGAAGGAACAGATAAAGATGCTGAAGTATCAGGAGCAGCAAGATCAGGAGTACCTATTGGAAGATCTCCACCTAGTCCACCACCTAAACCACCAAGAGATCCAAGTGCCTTCTCTGTAACACTCTCTATGATGGCATCATTATTAATGTAAACGAAAGCACCAGTGCCAACAACGGCAACAGATACAACAGCAGACGCAACAGCAAGTACATTTATAATTTTTTGCATTTTTTTAATCCAAGTAGTTTTTATTTATCAAACTCACTTCCTTCTCCAAAATACTCAAGAGAAAGTATATCATGATCATCACCAGTAGGTTTAATCCATTCTTTAAATTCTTGTCGAATAGATTCAGCATCTTCTATATCTTCAATAGTTCCCAACTTACACAACACATCCATACGATGGATCGCATAATCGTAACTATTTTTTAGTGTTTTTTCCAAAAGATCCATAATCTTTTTTCATATACCTTCCAAGGATGTTGCTATTGTAGTATGCTGGTTCTCCGTTGTCAAGTGATTCTTGCAACACATTATTAAGAAATAACTGTTTTGTTTCCTCGTAGTTTACATCTCCGAGTCTGGTATGGAGGGATAAGATCTCTCGTTTGAACGCTGAGTTTCCAAGTAACTTTCTATCTGCACTAAGCTCGTCAGAGCTTCCATAGTATTTTTTCCAGTCACTCTCAGACGTAACCCGTCTCTTACCACCTCTAGGCTTACGTTTTTGTTGGAAATACTTTCTTCCGATGTATTGTTTGCCAGATTGTAAATTAGTAATCCTGTAGACGAAACCGAAGAAATCGCCAATATCGTCAGAAGTGAAAGGTTTACCCTCATATAACCAGGGGTTTTCATAAATTCCTTCTTCAACCATTTCATGATTTTCATATTATTTTTCTTTATTTAGATAAACGATAAATATCTAAGATGGATATGCACTAAAAAATGGCAGTTGTATATGTAAATAATCTTACAATTAATAGTGGTGAAGATTTTGATCAAGATTTTGACCTAATTGAAACTGGTGGAAATACCATAAACCTAACCAACTATTTCGCCAAGGCACAAATAAGAAAGCATCCAGATAGTTCAACCGCAATTAATTTTACAATTGGGTTTCCTAATAGAGCATTTGGTAAAATAAATTTATCACTTCCTAGTTGGGTTACATCAAATTTAAAACAAGGTCGATATGTTTATGATGTGATGGTAACTAAACCTGGCGGAAAAAAAGAAATTGTTTTAGAAGGTAGTGTATTAGTAAGAGCAGGTATTTCAACTGGTTGTGCATTCTCATTACCCAATAGTGCTCAAAGACTTTGTATTGCTGTAATCCCAGATTCCAATGTTGGAATTACTACGTTGTCAGATAAATGGAACACTTTTAGAGGAACATATCCAAATAGAATATTCTATCTCTTACAACCAACATCATCTGGATTTGGTAATGTAGTGTCAAATACAAATTATGATGACCTAAGTATTCCTGATAATTTCATATCAGAAACTACTGTAAATACTCCTCCTTACATTTAACATGGCAACAGAAATAACACAATCTTCAATAGTAGTTAATGAAAGAGGTACAGTCAATTTTACAGTAACTACTGACTCAATCGGTATTGGATCAACTGGTACATTATATTACTCAACAAAACAAATAAAAGGAACTGTTGCTGCTGGAGAATTTACTGATAACACCTTAACTGGTTCTGTTGATATTAATACTAGTGGTATTGGTACTATTTCTAGAAGTATTGTAGGTGATAGATCTACAGAAGGAACCGAATCATTTCAAATTGAAATAAGAAGTGACTCTATTACTGGAACAGTATTAGTAGAATCAGATACAATAGAAATATATGATACTTCAGTAAATGCAGGTCAAACTGCTAATGGAAAAACAATTGGTCCTGTTCAAGTAAACATAGATTCTGGAAATACCGCAAACACTTCTGATTGGTACACTATATGCGATATAGATAGTTTACCTGATGGATGTAAAATTGCTTTATTCATTGATGGTGGAACTTCATACGTTCAAGCATCTTATGACGCATTTATTGAAAAATTAAATGCAAAAAATATAACAGTTATTACTGTTACAAACAATCAAGAAGATTGGATTCAACCATTCATAGCAACATTGGATTAATAACATGCAAGCAGTTTTTACATCAAACATAACGTTATATACTGGAGCAGATTTTGCACAAACTTTTGTACTAGAAGATACTCAGTCAAATACCTTAATGAATCTAGCAAACTATAGTGGTTGTGCTCAATTAAAAAGATTTGAATCTTCTACAAAGACAGCAGATTTTATAATTCAATTTGCTAGTGATCCAGCAACAGGAAGAGTTGCTATAGAAATGTTGAAAAGTACAACAAGTAATCTAAAACCAGGTAAATATTTTTGGGATCTATTATTAAACAGTCCAACTGGAACCACAACAAGAGTTGTGGAAGGTGTGGCATTAGTTAAGAAATCAGTTACCAGATAATCTTCTTCTCATCGCTTCTATTTCTTTTTCCATCCCTTTACCATCTTTTTTAATGGCTGCCTCACGTTTTTGCTGTGCCTTTAATTTATTTCTTATAGCACGAGAATGTGCTTTACTTTGTTTAATATCTACAGATAACATATAATTATCACCTGGATTCCACTTATGTGGTTCTACGTTAGATGAACCAGGAGTTTTAGCAACAGTACTTAATTCTGCTTTTGTTTTTCTAAAGATAGGAGTTGGTTTCCTACCAGTTCCTTCATAATCAGTTATCTTATCTGATTGCCCAGATCTTCTTAACGCTTTATTACCTTTTCCTCTACTACCACCAATAGACCCAAGAATATTTTTATCACCACCACCACTTATTTTACGCTTATATTCACCACCTTTAAGAGCACCTTGTAATTGAACATCTGCAGAAGATGCAGTTGTTCTCATATTAACTCCACCATCAGTAGGAAGGGGTTTTACAGTTCCAGAAAATCCCTCTGGAGATTTATGTTTAATTCTATTTTTAGCTATTATATTTCTTCCCAGTGCACTTTTTGCTCTCCAGGCTTGAGTTGGTTTATCACTAACATCCTTGCTATACAATATATTTTGAACCTTAGTCTCTAACTTATCAATATTTTTTGCTTTTGATAATTTTGTTATTGACTTGGGTAATTTAGATTTAAATTTTGGTAGAGTTACCTTTGCTGCCTTGCGAAGTCCTATGGAACCAAACTTTGCTAATGCTTTACCGATACTTTCATTGAACTGATAAAAGGTTTTCATCCTACAATAGTATCAAACCATTCTTGACTCATACCTGAAATAATCTTATCTGCTGCTTCTGCATCTACAGCATACTTTTCTTCTATAAGATGTCCAACAACCTTCTTGTAGTTCTCGTGGATTTTCTTACTTTCTTTTGGAGTAGGTTTCATTTTTAATATTGGATCTACTCATATATTTATAAATTACATACCTGCTTGGAATCTATTCCATTCAATTGCGTTCTTAATTTGATATGTTCTATTATTAACTACTCTAATAATTTCTTCTAAAAATTTTAAAGTAGCATCATAATATCTTATTTTCATATCCACTTTAGTTAATCTATCATCTGCATCCATATATCTTTGTATGGAATCCTTTTCTCTTACCTTGTATGGAAATGGTTCTTCAACATATACTTCTGCTGGTGCTTTACCAGTATAATAATTATGCCTCTCTAACCTAACTTTGTTATATTGCTCTCTTGCTTTTTCACGCAACAAAGTAATAGTATTATAAAGAGTATAATACTTTGAGTGTAATTGAGGTATTTTTAACGACTCATCATGTAGATTATCAGGATCAATAACAGAGTCTTTCTGCCACATCTCCTGAATTTTGTCAAGGTTCATAAACTACTAGAAAGATTGTATATAGTATACTTGAATGTTGCCTGTGCTGTAAAGTACTGGACATCTGTATTTGTAGCATCAAAATCTAAAGATGTCAAGGTTACTGGAAATAAATCTTGAAATTTAACTTTTGCAACTTCTTTATAATTACTGTTTAAAATTCTTAAAGTTCCATCACAAAATGCTTCTTTTTCATCTCTTTGACCAGCAGCATCTTTTATTAAATCCCTATATTGTTGTGTTGTTTCTGGAAAACCTAATCCTGTTAACCAATTATAAACTGCAAGATAGTTCTCCATATTCTCATCAACTAAGAATTTAAGAGTAAGATCACCATAATTTAATTTCTCACCAGGAACATCAATATTTTTTAAATAAGTTGCTTGCTCTGCAAGTTCAAGGTTTAACTCTGGTATTCTAGCACTATTCGAGAAAAAATCAACTTTAGGAAATTTGGCCAAATTAAATTTGAACGCTACTCCTGATAGGAAATTTCTATTCTGTATTTGCTTTCCAAAGACCGAATTAGTCATTATTAGTTTTATTTTTATTTAGATAAAAAAAGAGGATCCCGAAGGATCCTCTTGGAATAGAAAGATATAAACCTCTTTCTTACATAAGGTTAGTAACTTTAACTCTTCTGTAGTAACGGTTTGTGTTACGTGTAAGTGTTCCAAGTCCCTGTGTTGTACCTTGTGAGAATGGGTTCTCGACGATGCCGTAGCGAGTCTTGAATCCAATTTTTGGTTGGAATGTATCCTGACCAACTGCACGAACCATCTGTAGAGGAACGTATGGGCAGTAGAACAGTCCAGCGTCATAAGGTGAAGAACCTTTATAACCAGCAACGTAGTACTGAGAAGCAGCACTGTTTGCAGAATAAGGGTCGATGTATACTCTATACTTACCTTGAAGTACACCAGCAAATGTATTGCCTGTGTCATCAACATTAAGGTTAGCATTAAGAGCAGGAGTGTAGTCGAGTACACCAGCCATTGTCAATGCAGAAGCAACGTCAGCAGAGCAAAGGATCATGTTACCCTTTCCACGACGAGTTCTTTGTGCGATTGCGTTGGCATCTCTTTCAATCTGGAACAGAAGTCCCTTGAACTTCTCAACAGACCATCTACCATTGGAGTCAACGTCTAGGTCGAAGATACCTGCGGTAGCAACGTTTTGTACAGCACCTTGCTCAGCAACCTTGTAGATAGTTCTGATAACTTCTCTGTTAATTTCAGCAAGTATCTCAGTACTAAGGATGTTAGCAAGTTCTGCTTCTGCATTAAGACCGTGGATTGCCTTAAGGTCCTGAGCAAGCTCTAGTGAGTACTCAGCCTTTAACGCACGAGACTTAGCAGTAACAGTGACCTTCTCGATTGAGAATGCCATCTGGTTGAACGCCTTGTCACCAGTGCCGTGAAGATTCTCAGAATCTCCAGTCTTCATACCCTGACCAACGTTGTATGGTGAAGGATCTGAAGTAGCAGTACCAACTGGGTTAAGTACAGATGGGTTGTTACCAGACTGTGCAGTTGTACCTAAACCAACGCCACCATCAGTAGCAGAATCAAGATCAAAACCTGCGTCTTGTCCTGAGAATGCTGAATCTGGTTCGTTGTAGAATGCTTCTGAACTTGTTAATCCACCAGTACCACCAGACATGGCGTTGTACTTGGATCTCATTGCGAAGATTAGTCCAGTAGGACCACTCATTGGTTGAACACCAGCAAGGTCATATGCGACCAAGTTTGGCATAGAACGACGAATGAGGCTGATTAGAACGGGGTCGAAACCAGCTTGTGGACCTGCAGCGTCTGCACCACTACCGAAACCACCTTGATTACCTGCGGTGTTTGCGTGGTTAGTAGGAACTGCTTCGTTAAGCATACCGCTTTCACCGAAAGCAGTAGACTCTCTTAAAAATTTTTCTTGGTTTTCTAGCAGGACGGCCGTTACGGCTCTACGATGGGGATCTTTAATTTCTTCGCAACCTTCATGGTTAAGAAGAGGGGCCCACTTTTCCTGCAACTGTTCTGATTGGAACATTTGCTTGTTACCTATAAGTGTAAGTTTGTTTAATATTTAAATCAGTTGACTACTTAAATGCTGAAAGCGTCTTAAGGTAAGATGCCATAGAACCAGTCATTTGATCTGGTGCAGCAGCTTCGCCTTCTGTTAGGGTTTCAGTCTTTGAAGTAGATGAAGTTTTTGAAGTGAAATAAGATTCCTTCAATGTCTCCAATTTGTCACGATAAGTTTCCTCACTTTCAAACTCTACACTTTCTGCAAGTGAAGCGAGCTTCTCTTTCTGAGTAGCAGCAAGGCCACCAGAAACAGATTCTAAGATACCATCAGCAACCGACTCTGCGAGACGACTGTTTAGATTGATATTCTTCTCAATTTGCTCATTGAGTTTGGTCTCCATATCATCTAATTTTTCTACCATGCTTTCTAGCACATCATATTTATCGTCAGGGATTGATACATAATTTTCTTCAAAAAGACTCTTCATTCCACTAAGGAATGATTCAGTCAATTCTGTTTTGAGTCCAGCCTCAATAGCGAGTTGATTTTCTTCCATCCACTCGTCTGAGACATACTCAAGATAAGAATCTACACGCTCTTGAAGTGCCTCTTTCTGTTCGGCAAGTTCTTCAGCGAGTTTTGCTTCATGCTCCTCTTCAATAGTAGCACGAATTTCAGAAACTTTTGAATTAATGGCAGCTTCAAAGATTGTCTTTGCTTTTGCCTTGAAATCTTCAGTAAGTTCCTCACCGCCGAGAAGTGCATTAACATCATCTTCGACGTTATACTCTTCTACTTCGGTCTCTTCTTTCTTGACCTTTTTCTTTTGATTGGGAGCACCAAAAAGATCATCATCTTTCTTGAGATTCTCTTCTTCCGCTGCAGGAGATTCTGCTTCAGAAACTAAATCACCTTCCAATTCTACTTCATTTTTTTGTAGTGTAGGCATTGATTGATCTCCAGGTTTTGCTCCTTTATTAACTACATCTTTAACCTGCTTGAGAGTTTTGCCAGGTGTTTTCAGTTTTGCTGAATCATTGGTTGGTTCATAATTTTCTGGTGTAGGACCACCTAAATCCTCAAAGGGTGGTGTATTGCCTGGTGTTTGTATACCAGATGCATTACTACCCTCTTTTGGAAGTGCCGAATCCCCCGCTGCTGCATTTGCATTTACAGCAGTCTTGGATTGCGTTACGTCCTCATCCATTCTTTGTAATTTTGTGCCACGAGACATTTGTAAACTCTCCGATTCCTGTAATTAAAACCTATATTTATTTAGAAGTTTTATATGTTTGATAAGAAATCATTAAATAGACCGAGTTTTTTCTCGTCTAATGCTTTCTGATCAACCAAAGTATTGATGGTTTTATAGGTGCTTTCTGCGAACTTCTCACGCAAAATACCTCCATCCCATACCCAATCCTTTCCTTCCATAATTCCCTCAACAAATGCATCGGGAGCAGAAGGATCAGCAACGATGTCAGCAGCAGTTGCTAACATAAAGTCGTCACCGACTACATTAACACCTTCACGGGTTGGCTTTAAAGATCCAATTCCACGAGAAGATACACCAAGTTTTACACCTTCGTCAATAAGTGAAGATGCAATTTTACCCATTGGTGTGCTAAGAATTTTAGCTTTACCAACGAAATTAGAACCACTTTCTTTAAGTGATACTATCTTATGAGAAACTCTGTCGAGATTCACCGTGGGAGTATCGGGGTGACCCAATTCTCCAAGTGCTCTTCCTGATTGAACATGATTCTCATTGTAACGTCCAACTTCTTTACGAAGAGTTTCCATAGGATACATTCTACCATTACGGTTTTTAATGTCTCCTTGAAGGAATACCCCTTCAATATACATAGACTTCTTGCCGTTGCGATTTTCAACGAGAAATTCTACGCTTTCGATTTCTTCTCTAATGAGTTTCATTTAAGCATCCCCTGCTGTTTGAACTTGTATAATATTAATTGCTCCTGCACCACCATCACTTCTGGCGGCAATTCTTCCTGCTGAGTATAAAACAGTATCAGCACGACCATTACTTGCAGTCCATGCTGTAGTAACACCAAGAGTAGAAGCATCCACCGTTACCTTAGTTTGGAAGGTTCCATAAGCCTGCATCGCAGTATTATCAATTGCAGTTACTACTGCTGTAAAATTATATTGATTAACCAAATCTCCATTAGAGGAGGTTATTGGACAAACTAACTGTACAACGTTTCCAACGTTAAATGGCATCGTCTGTCCTTCAGGACAAGTAAGAATAGTACTATCACTAGTAGTGGTAGTAATTCCGACAATTATCTGAGAATATCTGGACATCGCAAGAGTCTCAGATGTCCCTGCAGGAATATAGTAACTACCAGTATCAGCAGTAACAGATACTGCAGTTTGAGAAAAAGCAACATGTGCTCCTTCCTCTCTAGCAGTTATTCTCACATATGGAGTTTTTATTGCAAACGAAGTACTCATTGCCGACGCTAACGCCGTTGTCATCGAAATACCAGTTCCAACTATCGGACTATGTGCCATTATTCTTTAAAATCCATTTAATGTTATTTAGTATACTTGAGCAGTAGATTGTTGTGCATCATCTTCTATCTCAGTTTCAGCTTCCGCTTCAACCTCAATTTCAGACTCTGCATCTACTTCATCTACTTCTTCATCATCATCAATTTCATCTTCAACTTCCTGATCACCAAAAAGCGAATTTGCTACAACAGGTCGAGCAGTTTCTACTTTCTCTGCTGATTTAGCAAAAAGAATCTCTTTCATCTTATCACTGATTTGAGATGGACTCTCATCATTGATAATCATATCCATTAAATCATTAGTAATTTCAGGCATTGTAAATTATGTTCAAATGTTAACTAGTTGTATTTATATTTCTCCACCCTTAGGTGTTTGATTGATGTTAGATTTGGTAACTGCACTATCTACGGCGGTTGATCTTAAATCTGCATCTGCAGTATCTACTCCTGGTTCTTCCTCAGGAAATGGCATTGGTCTTAATCCACCACTACCTTCTGGATCTAACATCATATCTGCAGGATCAGGTATAGTACCATCTGCAATTTCCTTTTCAATTTGCTCATCCTGTTCCTCAATCTCTACATCAGTTTGACGCAGAACATTACGTCTTACCCAATCATTAGAATAATACTTACCAATATAAGGTTCTGTTGCAGTAAGAAGAGCTAATCTCTCATTCTGCAATTCTGCTTCTTTTAATTCAGTGAAGTGATTATCATATAAGAAATCATATTGAATATGTTCCTCCATTATATTCCAATCTTCTGGAGTAATAACATTCTTAAGAAGCAATTGTGTTTTTAGCATATCACTGAACATTGCTGAGAATCTCTTTCTCAAACGTCCAACAAACTTACTAAATTTAACTTCATCACGAAGTATCTCAGAAGATCTTCCAAGGTTAAATCCACCATCTCCTTCTATTCTAGAGATAGGAACATTTAGTGCCTTGTATAATTTCTTCTTGAAGTATTCGATGTCCGTGATTTCGCCAAGATTCTGTCCTCCAGGAAGAGTAGAAATTTCAGTTCCACGTCCACCTTCCCTTCTAGGAAGCCAGAAATCTTCAAGCATTGCCATGTACTTCTTGTCATCTCGAACCTCTCCAGTAGATGCGTCGTATACAAGTTTGTTACGATATCTCATCATCACGTCACGTAGATATTGTTCTGCCTTTACTTTCGGTAGATTACCAACATCAATATAGAAAATTCTTCGTTCTGGAGCACGAGATAATCTGTAGATAACCAGACTATCCTCAATCATTCTAAGTTGATTGAGTGACTTAATTGCCTTATGTAAATATGATAATGTTGACCCCTTGTTCCTATCTACTAATCCTGATGTACAATATGTAATTGAATCTTTAGTAAATTTAATTCCTTGATCACCTCCCATTGAAGAAGGAGTAGATACAGGATATACATTCTTTGGAGTATATAAGTAATATTCTTCTAACTCAGGAAACTCATAATCCATAGGATTATTTTGATTAATATTTGATAGACGATCTTTATTATTCTTCTTTTGCTTCCTTACATAACGCATTTTTATTGCGTCAATATATCTTAATTCCTGAATTCCCTCATGGGGTTTCTTTAAATCTATTACCTTATTATAATATAATCTTCCATCAATATACCAATTCCTATAGATTTCATGTGCCTTTTTATCAAAATCTAATAAATCTTTTATATACTTAAACTCATCTCTAATCTTTTTCTTAATACCATCACTGGCATTTAAATGATCTAAGTCCAATTCTACAGGACTATCATTCAAATCTGAAACTATTGCTTCCTGAATAACATCTTCAATGGCACTATCACATTCTGGATGCAATGCCATCTCACGATATCTTCTTATTAATTCATACTCTGTCTTATAGATTCCTTCTATATCAACATAAGAACCAAAAAATCCACTACTTAAATAGTAGTCAACCCCGTCCTCCTTATTTGGAGGTACGGGGGAAACTGTAGTGGGTGAAATTGGTTCGTTATCCTCTATCGAGAATCCAAACAATTTAGCCATTATCTAAACTTCTATAGTTACTGATGTATTTATTATACCACGAAAGTATGAAAAATACTACTCTGTAGCTGATGTTGCATCACCATCTGATGGAATTGCAGTATCAGGAGCCCAGTAGTTGACTTGGAATTCT